TCAATGAGTTTGCATTAAAGTACCAACGTGTTAGTTTTCAGCACGTTAGGCATCGCTCGTCCTTGCACCCTTGCACCGCACCCAACCGCTAGAAACCGCACGTCATTATCGCCTAGAACCCGCGCCAACACCGAGATGCGGGGATGCTTGGGTATTTTTGGTTGGGGTAACCCGAGAGATGGCGAGCCAATGTGCGAGCGTGTGCGAGTGCTTTATGTGCCTTATGCCTTGTCTCTTGGCTCTATGAGTGCTCCTAGTGTAATGTGTGGTGAGTTTGCCCGCGCATGGCCTATGCATGGCCTATCGATTGGCTGCTTGTTTGTCCCCTATCTGATATCATGTAGACTGCGTACCAGGGAGTGTCCGCTTTTTGTTGATTTTGTACCTCTATCCCGCGCTGTGTCTGTCCTAGCGAAGGCCGTTTGACCTTTTCTTTTTTTGGTCTCCATTGCCCTACTATTCACAGCTAGTATACCCCTTGGAAATGACCATTTCCGCATTTGTTCCGCGCTCTGCATCCCTTGACTGACGAGGCTTTCAGTACTATTGCTCTCAAAGATAGTCAATGTTTACGCGGCTTCCAAGAAATTATGCATAAAAATGAAAAAAAAATGCACTCTACAACCCCCGTCAATCCTACAAAAGTGAAAATAAATGAAAATTATTTGCAATCTACTTTTGCCCGCTTGTGGCGTGGGTTTCAGAAGGTCACGTTTCTGAATGCCCCGTAAACATAGGGTGTTTAGAGGGTTTTTAAAATTAGGTTTATAACTTAGAGTTGCCCCTATATTTGCAATGTTCAACGGAACAACGGAGTGTTTATATCACCCGAACTAGTAGTAGCCCGTGAGGCCTATGAAGATTGAAGATAACTAGCAGTTCTGATTCCCTCTCTGCGAAATGATATAAAGAGGGTGAGCGCTTAGGCAACGAAGCGACGGGAGTTCGCCCGCAAATAGCCAACAACATTTGGCAACCTTTCAGTAGCAAGTTCAGGAGCTACGGGTTAAACGAACGAGAGCCTTGCAAATAGCAAGGGACTAAAAAAACCGAGTCTTGGGACTATACGCGGCAACCCCTTACGGGATAGCGCATGAGTACAGCGGTAAACAAGTAGCACAGCTATGCGTATGTGACAACGTGTGGCTGTGTGTATCAATAACAACCGAGCAACGGCTCAAATTCAACAACTATAGCAACGATGCAAGGTGCAGCAAATGTGACTAACCGAGGTTACCACATTCGCACGGGGTTCGAGTCCCCGCGTTGTTCTAATTTTAATACACAAAGCAATGTTAAACTACACAAGGTTCATGGCTCTACAGCCAACAAAGTATGGCGAAATGGTCAATTCGGTAGGTCAACTCATCGAATTCTACGAGCATCCAATTCATGGCGATACAGCACCCGTTGTGGCCGTGTGCAAATTTCACGAACTAGCAGCAAGCACGGACTTTTACGAATTAGACGACATGACTGCCGAGCATGGCGAGTATGAGCCATGGTTCAATGACGGGCAGTTTTTTATCGGAATTTAAGTAGGCATGGTGCAAGGGCGGGTTCGACTCCCGCCCCTACTACTAACCGCTGCGACAGCAGCACAATCAATCAATTCATATGAAGTACACAACATTCAACATTGGGTTAAACAACAACCCATTCAGCTACGAGAATGTAGCTAAAATCATCATCGGTTCATTCAGCACATCCAACGAGAGTGTTGAGGTGCAGTTGAGCGAAGGCGAGTACAAAGAAGGTGCAGAACCTACAGCGGTCGTCAAGGTCGTTCACGGCAGCTATCAAGACGCGATATGGGCGCAAATGATGAGCAAGACGCTGTGCGGCATATGCACTCAGGAATGCATTCCATATCGGTATGTGGAGTATCAAGGCGACGAAATTATCATGGTGGACGAACTAGTCTACAATGAAAACTTCGAGGGTGAGAAGTACGACTTCGATGAGGCATACTTCATCGGCTTCGCTGACAAGGTAAACTGATGATGGCTTCAATAGCCGAAACCGCCCACGGGCGGTCTTTACCAATAATACAACACAATGTACACAAAACAAGAATTTCTGCAACTACTTAAAAGCAATCGCCAAGTTTATGCATACGTCCTCTTGAACCCTGACTGCGCAATTTATGTAAGGCAAAGCAAGTCCACTTGGATAAAAAGGGTACAAGACATGGACGACGCTGTTACTTACGAGATTGGCTTAACTAGGACAACTATTCACATTTCGTAAATCTCACCAACAACATGAAAACAAAGCAAATCGTCGATGCGTACGTCAACGCAATAAATTCCGGCCAATGGGACTACCCACAAGGCCATGAATTCTCAACGGCTGATGAGATATACGGCCTAGTGAGCGAGGGTAAAACTATATACTCCTTCTGCCGCCAAGCGGTCATCCATTACGGCACGATAACGGGTAGCATGATGGCCTTTGGAGGCATTGCACACGTTAGCGCGTCTACTCGCAAGGCCATACGCCAAGCGGTCATCTATTCACAAAGTAAAACAACCAACAAGTAATCATATGTTCACAATTACAACAACCAAGACAACTGACGGCAACGTCGTTAGCCAATTCGAATTCATCCGCTTCAGCGAGGCTTACACGTCATTCGTAGAAAGGTGCAACGAGCGCAACTACGAGTACGAATGGGACAGCGAAAGCGACACATGGACGGGTGGTGGCAGAGGATGCGACAACACAATAACAATGACAACAAGCAAGTAAAACTATGGAAACAACTGAGAAGTTCGCGCGCCTCTGCGAAGTAAAAAAGACGGGCATGAACACGGGTTACATCTTCTTTGACGGCCTATTCGAATGCGAAGATGAGTCGGATGCCCTTGCATATGCCATAGGCGAAGGGTACGCAGACTTAGCCGCTGCATACGATGATGAAATATACTACTACACCGAGTGGGAAGAGTGCGATGACACATGGTATGAACAGCACGACGGCCAATGGTACGAATGCACCGAGGACAGCAAAATAGTAATCAATAACAACTAAGCAACATGATACACAACGAGCATCTAAAAAAGGCGGACGAACTATACGAGATTCGCCACGACAACAACGGCAATGCCATCCACGTCTACATCAAGGACGGAGAGGCCATCATCTTTCCGACCCTTCACGACCTCGTGATGAGAGTTTACAACGGCCAAGAGGTTGAACGCTTCTACCTAGACGAGTATGAACTTACCGATATGTACGTCGAGAGCGCATACGACTACTACACGCTCAAGTCTAAATACGGCAACCAATGAGCAAATTGATATTACTAGCAGCCATACTCACAACGGGATTGTGGGTTGGCTCTTCCCTAGACAAGGAGGTTCTGCTGCACGAATGTGTGCAAGAGAGCGAAGGCACGGACGCAGACTGCGAGGAGTGCTACGTTAAAGTATACGGACATCATTCAAACGACTAAACAATAACAACAACATGAAAATCAACTACACAAAGTGGGGTACGCAAAGTCCCAAGGGTGATTGGCAATTCGCCACACCCTACATCAACATCATTCACGACAAAGACCGATACACGCAAATCTCTTTCGTGGTAGGGTCGCACCATTGGTGGGTAATCATTAACGATAAAAGAAAATAACAACTATGAACAACGGAATCAAACCCTTTGAGGTTACTGAGGGTAACCTACGCGCCATTAAATGCACGGACGACTTTGGTGGATGTAACCAATGGCATCTCTATATCAAAACTACTAAAGGCTATTATGAGAAGACGCAGTGGATGAACGTGTACTACATTCAACCATTCTTCACCACGAAACTGCCCAAGTATGAAGACAAGAGCAGTCGCAGCACTCAATACAAACTAGCACAATAAACTGGGTAAACTGATGAGGCTTCAGTAGCCGAAACCATGGGGCTTGCCCCTATGGTCTTTACCAATAAAAATATAGTAACATGACAACACAACAGCAATCAATCATCGATGCGCTAACCACTGAGTTCGCCCGCATCAACGAGTCCAACACGACTAAAAAAGGTTTCAACCTCATCAATGCCGATGCATTGCAAGAGCATAACAAGGCCAACCGATTGTTCGCGGAACTCTCAGAGCAAGACCTTGCCACATGGAAGAAGGCGGCCTATGCTGAGATGGAACGAATCATCGAACTGCTCGTGCAAGACCTACCGAGCCATGTAAAAGTAGAGAGGTTCAACTCGCACATTGGTAAGTGCGAGCATTCCGCAATACAACTGCGTCACCAAAGCGTTAGTCCCAACACTCATCACGAGTATGTGGTTTCAATTCATGTCAATGTCGCCAAGCATAGAAAGTCGAATGACTATGGCTCTAGCCTAGACTTTGGCAAGGGGTTGCAGTACACGACAAGTCAAACGGGTTGGGACAAACCATTTGACACAATTGAGGAGGCGGTTAACCACAAGTATTTTCAAGACGCACTACGCAACCGAGTAATACGATAACAAACAAAGGGGGGAGCGCATCCATCACGCTTATTTTTAAAACAACAACAACATGAAAATCCTATTCTTCGCGGCCATGCTTGCCGCACACCAACACAGCGCTGAAATGAAATTCCGCGAGATGCAAGACGATGGCTCAGTAGTGTACGAGGGTGATGACCCCGACACTAGCCGCCCAATGTTCACACTCTTTCTAGCTGACGGCAGCAAGATAGAGTATGCCTACCAAGAAGAGGTAATCAACTACATCAACACAAACCAATTTCAATACAACGACTTCCAATGAGCAACAAGGTAGAAGCATGGTCTCTGTGGGAAGAGAACATGGTACACACGGGAGACCTAGACAAGGCCACCGCCCAAGAGATGCTAGAAAGGTACAGCAGTACATACCCTGATATCTTATTCTTCATCGCACCAACAACTTCAAACGAACCTCATCATTAACAACAACAGCAATGAAAAACACAACAGCAAAACAACTCAAGGCCATGAGCGTTAACACGCTTGAAGAAAGACTAGACGCACTATGCGCCATCATCGCCAAGCTAGAACAATACCGACACGTCTTTGAGACTGATGAAAAACTGCACACCATGGTGCAGACTGAAATCGACGACATCGTTGAGCAACTAGAGGCACGATACTTATAACAACAAACAACAAACAACAACGCACATGAAAAAAACAACTAGCATTCAAGTGGCCATCGGGTGGATGGTTTACATCGCGCTCATCGCGCTCCTAATTTCAGTATCGTCTTGCTCTTCTACCCGACGAGGGTCAGGCTACCAAGACCACCTCAGATCAACACACAACAACAACTTTGTTGCCCGCGACAATGGCGGGTGCGGTTGGAATAATTAACATGGCTATGGAGCAAGCAAGGGTTCGAGTCCCTTGCCATGTTCTCTGCTCACAGCAGGCTCGTAATGCAACGAGGGGAGGGGAGCGGCAACGGCTCGCACCCTCCCTACCTACGAAACAATTTAATACCATATACAATGACAATTCAAGTAACAAAAGGAAGCTACGGCTTCGGACACGAGTGGACGCTCAATGCCTACGGCAGAAACTTTTACCTAGGGCAAGACGTGAAGTTCTGCTCCCGCGTTCTAGGCATGGAGCCTAGCACTATCATCCAACAAGCGGGCATACAGCATCCTTGCGACATGGGCAAAGAAAGCAATAGGAAGGCCATAGCACGATTCATTTGCGGTCAGCTAGGGGTAACTAGGGGAACGGCCAAGACGCTTCAACCTTGGGACTTATGCGCTCAATAATAAATTAACGCTAGTTAACAAGTGCAGTTTAAACTTTAGTATACATTTACAAACTCAATTTTCAATGCAAACCTTTTAAAAAATCAACACAATGAACTTATCACAATTCACCAACAAGATTGCGACCACGGGTGGCGCAACTTACAACATCGTAACGGGTGCTGTACCCACAACGGGATACGCTGCATCAATGCAAGGACACGAGAAGGTCATCGAACTGCCAACAGCATGGGACTCCATGCTCTCCGAGGAGCGGGCAATGTTCATGAAGCAACACGTCCTTGACTTCATCGTAACCAACGGACTGACCCTAGAAACTGAATGGGACTACATTGGCGCATGGACTCAAGACAGCAAGGTGTTCCTTGACGTGACCCGCGTGTTCGAGCAGCTATACGATGCCTTACTATTCGGAATACTCAATGGTCAGAAGGCCGTATACAACTTCGACAATGACAAGTCAATTGAACTGCCGGAAATGCAACAGCACGGCACGATGACACAAGCCATGGACTACGCAAAGAAGACGGCATCAGAACTTTCACATTCCCATAAATATGGTTTTTTCTCATAATACACACACCAACAATGCTTGATTCAAACTACCACAACTCTAGCTTCGGCACGTTCGCCAAGCAGACAGCAAAGGACACTCCCCACTCGAAGGTCAACCTTAGGGTGGAGGAGGACGACGAGGACGGAATCGTCAGCGTGTATGCCTACGACCAATTCGAAGAGTACCTCACGGCCTTCTCCTACATGGATAGGTTCGAGGTGGAAGAGGACATGAACATGGCAATAGAAGAACATCAACTAGACATCGAAATAACAAAGTAACATGAACAACAACAAAGCAATTGCACACGTGCAAAACCAAATCATGCTTTCATGGAAAGCCGTGATGAACTATGAAGAGCAACTACGCACCATCGGCCACGACCAAATCATCGAGGACTGCATCGTGGTAGAGAAGGAGAAGGTCGAGATATACACGACCATCCTCGACCGACTAACGGCCTCAGTCAACCAAGCTAAGGCCATCCTCAAGGATGCTGGCTACTACGTTGACAACCTATGGCACATCGATGATGTGAAAGGGCATGGGGAATTTACCGACGATGGGGCATACGAGGTGCTTGATAAGGTACTGCAAGGCGAGTACATCATGGAGGCAATAAACGAATCAATTCAAATCACAATACAACAATGACGCACTACACAAACTACGACAGCTACAAGCTATCCAACCCTGATGATGACGGGTACACAACAATTCAAGAAGAAACCATGGAGACAATGGAGACATCCATCAACAATCCGATATTCTTCAAGTACCTACACAATAGGAATAGGCATTGGGCATACGGCATGATAACCCTCACGGGTCATGACGTTCGAATAGTCAACTACGACACTCTTAGGGGCATAGACATAGACGAGATAGGTTCTAGCGTTGACGAGGTTCATGACGAGATAGCGCGTGTGCAGATGCACCACAAGGACTTCCAATACATCGGCATGGATGAGTTCATGGCGGAGTTTAACGATGCCCAACACCAACGCTTTAAATTCATACAAGATGAGGCGAATCGTTGACGAGATAGCCTTCCGACTTGCGATGTGGTTACTTAGAAACATTAACAAATGATAATAGACTATAGGGCGGGCGACGACATCGTTGCCATCCGCGACCACTCACAAGGAATCGTCAGCAAGGGTGACGTGTTCACGGCAATTCAGATACAAAGAAACGGCTGTGGATGCGTACTCCTTGTTGACATAGGTTTGAAATCTGACAGGCCGTTCACTAGGTGCGCGGTGTGTGGAAACAATGAGGAGAAGAGCGACAACACATGGTGGATCAATGCTCGATTGTTCCGTAGACTGCTGACCCGATCGGAAGAGGCAGACCTCAAGGAGGTGCTTGCTGAGGTATTCTCGGAGGAGTTAATTAGTGCTGATTAGAACGAGTTTAACTGAACACATTGAAGTTATACTATATTTGCAATAACTATGACAAGGCTATATAAGACGGGCGATGGCTATGAAGTTATCAAACATTCGCGTGACGTTTATGCAATCATAGGCAAGCGAGTGAAGTATATCGGCAAGGTATCAGCCAACTATAAATCGAACGGACGACTGCTCAAGAACATACCAAACGAAATCAAAACAATCTTCTTTAACATTCAACGAAATGAATAAACCACCTTATTGGGTTATCTCGATTAACCCCGACTTGACTGGCAACATCGTCACATTTGGTGCATACCCTGACGCATGGAACTATTGGCGAAACAGAAACCTGACGCCTGACGGGATGATGTATATGCTCATCGAGACTCCTGAGGTGGCCAAGCAGTTTTGTGATGAACACAACTTACAATTTATAAATCAAACAACACAACAAAATGAATTGGAATCTCCAACAACTATGGAATGAATGCGTTTATTCCCAACAGCGTGAACTAGAGCCACGCGACTACTGCTACGCATCGGAAATCGGGCAGCCACTCGTTGACCGCTACCTCAAGATGAAGGCCGTGAAGGCCACCAACCCGCCCAACATGAGAAGCCTACGCAAGTTCGAGGCGGGCAACCTAGTGGAGTGGGTAGTGCGCCATGTATTAGAGCGCACGGGACTCATCAACAACACACAAGAGAGGGTAATGGTCGAGTATCCTAATATGCTCCGCGTATCGGGTCGTCTTGACTTCCTAGCGGGTGGCAAGATTGACATCGAACGTGCCAAGCAAGACATCACCGCCTCCCAACTTCCGGAATCTATCCAAGCATCCTCGCTGTACATAGCGGAGAAGCTATACCAAAAGTTCGGTGATAGGGAACTAGAGAAGAAGGTGCTAGAGATTAAGTCATGCTCATCCTTTGTGATGGACATGATGGAGAAGACCGAGAAGCCTATCAAGCACCACCGCTTGCAACTATTCCACTACATGAAGGGTTTGAACCTGAATGGCGAACTAGTCTATATCTGCAAGGACGACCTCCGCATGATGTGCTTTCAGTACGAGCCATCGGCTGACCTTGAGGCCGAGTACCTCGCAGACCTTGAGAGGATAACCTCATACTACAACAAGGGGCAACGGCCACCAATCGAGAACGACATCGTGGTGGAGGACGGCAAGTTCAAGAAGAACTTCGGCATCGAGTATTCCAACTACCTGACCATGTTATATGGCCATGAAGAGCCTCGCGACTACTCGGACAAGGTAAAGTCTAGGGTCGCACGTTGGACTCGCGTAATCGCTCGCTATGCAAAGGGTGACAAGATCACACCAAAGAATGAGGAGGTGCGTGTAGAGATCGAGGCAGCGGGATACAACTTTAATCAAATCGTAGAACAAGCCAACAAGTTTGGCGTAACAGAAGAGGAGGAAGAACTATGAAAAAAGAAACATTCATGAAGACTTGTAAGCGGATGAAGGTATCAACCGACAAGATGCAAGCAGCGTACAAACTGAACATTGACCTGACCGAGTTCATGGACGACGACTCATGGGTATCACAAAGCCTTTGGAACGTCATCCTAACCAAGGAAGGCTACGACTGGTTCTCATGGTTCATGTACGAGAAGGCATACCTATACGAAATCAAGGAGGGCATGACGGCATGGGACGAGGACAAGAACGAGATATGCCAAACAATCGATGACCTATACAATTTCTTAGTAACAAACAATTATTTTAATACACCAACAAAATGAAAATCGAAATCACATCAGAGTTCTCCATTGGAGACACCGTCTACTTCATTGACAACAGCAAAATCAAGTCAGGTAACTTGTACAAGATAGAGGTTGTGGTTGAAGAACAAACAGCCATCTCATTCTTGTTTGTAAGGAGTGAGGAGTACACATTGTCGGTAATACGACCAAACCACGCATTTAATTCACGCGAAGAACTAATCCAATCACTATGAAAATCCAAGTAGAGAGTGGCTTCCCCGCACCAATAAGGTCTAACAAACGATCCAAGTACCCATTCGGAACAATGAATGTTGGCGATAGCTTCTTCATGAAGTCAGGCTTTCCTGAACACGAACGAGGACGTGTATCAGCAGCGGCTTGCGCCTATGCCAAGAAGCACGGGGTCAAGTTCTCAACCAAGGTATTCGATACGGGAGTAAGAACGTGGAGGATAGCATGAAGCACAACGGAGTAGTCACAACTCAGGGGGCATTGCGAATCTACAATCGCCCCCTCTTTGATGAGGAGGTCAGAGCCATGTCCCGTGAAAAGGACTTGGCCGTGACCGTCGAAGTCAAACTGAAGAAACGCTTCCGGTCGGACGTGCAGAACGCATACTACTGGGGGGTCGTGGTGGCAATGGTGTCGCAGAGGCTGAGGGAACTCGGCCACGACATAGACCGAGACCTCACGCACGAGTTCCTCAAGGGACGCTTCCTTTACTCTGAACTGACCGACCCCAACACCGGTGAGGTAATGAAGATTCCACGCAAGACGTCGGAACTTGCAACGGAGGAATTTATAGAGTACATGGAACACGTCAAGCAGTTTGCTGCCGAGACCTTGGACATTTACATTCCCGACCCGAATGAGCAACTTGAGATAGGTTAGACCCCTTGGGTTAATTTAAAAGAAAAGACAGAGAAAAGAAACAAGTCGGGAAGAAACCTAAAGAGAAGAAAAGAAAAAGCCTCCCCCGTGAAAAACAAAATACCCCGCCCCACATAGGGGCAGGTGTCTGATCCAACATACTCTCGCATGAAGTGTGGCCTATTGCACCGACAAGGCAGATTCGGGTGGGGTGGGGAACGGGTAAAAAAAAGCCCTCGTCTGACGGTACGAGGGCAATTCATAATAAGAGTTTTAATTCTTATCTCCCACATTGCACTGCCGTCAGACACTGCAATGTGGAATCGGGACAAATGTATGACGACCGGAACACGAAAGTCAAATAAAATAATTGCATTAACGATACACACGAGTTATATTTGTAACCATGAAAAAACAAACTGTTTGTCCAGTTTTTTAGTTAATAAACTGGACAATAATTGAAACAAAACAATGAAAAAACAAAGTCAAACTATACCCTTACATTTATTATCAAAAAGTCAGGGTGAACAAAACAATACTATGAAAAAACAAACTGCGGTCGAATGGTTAATTGTACAAACATATACACATTGGAATAATGAAGATGCGAGTTTTCAAAAAATACTTGAACAAGCCAAAGCAATGGAGAAGGAGCAGATAATTGATTCCTTTGTAGAATGTTGGAAAGAAAATATGCCTGAAGGATATGAATGTAAACAATCAGCAGAATACTACTACAATGAAACATTTGGTAGTGTCAGTTAGGGTTGCCGATAACGGTTGGGTATATGTGTTGTACGCCTAACCACAAACTTTCAAATTAAGTACGACACTTCATTGGCGTATAACATATATACCTTGTTATGTGCTGTTAAATTTAAAAATTATGACACAAGAAAAAGCAAACAAAATTTTTGCAACAGAATTAGGACAACAACTGAGTGTTATTTATGTAACATCCGATGACCAACCATTTATTCGCCACGAAGAAGCGGTTTTACACACAAACGAGTTGTTGAACGCTGACCCCGAAAATTTTGTGGATACATCAATTACTGAATGGTATCCAGAGGATTAATAGCACATAACGTTTTGCAGATTGGCGTTGTTGCCACAGAATTTAATTAGAAACAATAAACTTTAATATTATGACAAAAGTATCAAACGAAGAACAAAGCAATAACGCCAATGTGCTGTTAGGTACAGTTAATAACCTTAAATTAGTTGGAAGCAACAAAGGTTTTAATGTTTACTTTAATGCTAATGACCAAACCTATACGGTATTCAAAGACGGTAAATTTGTAATAGGAAACAAATATAGATTTACGGATGTTAAGTGCTATCTCGATTAATTGCACCTAACACAGAAATAAGCGAAACAAAACAACACAATGAAAAAACAAACTGCAATAGAATGGCTAGTGGAGCAGGTCAACAGCGACTGCCTAAACTCCACGTTTATCAGGCCGGAACTGATTAGGAAGGCCAAAGCAATGGAGAAGGAGCAGATGATTGACTTTGCTCAAAAATGGCAAGACTCGCCCATTGAAAAGTATGACTGCAAAGAAGACTTATACAACGAAACATACGAAATAAACAAAAGCAATGAAAGCAATACTTGAGTTCAACCTGCCCGACGATCAGGAAGAGTACGACCTAGCGGTCAAGGCGCAAGACATGATGCGCTCACTAAACGACGTCAGAAACTACCTCAGGGCCAAGTCAAAATACGAGACAGAGGACGAGGCCAAGTGGGAGGCGTACAACGAAGTACACCAACAATTCTTTGAAATACTAAACGATAACAACATAAAACTATGATCAAAATCTCAGACAAGCCATCTAAGAAGGTGGAACACTTTACCGGAACAATAACAATGGTGTTCCCCAGCATCGAAAACAAGACATGGAACTTCACGGTGTTGCGTACAACGAACGGATCAACTACATTTGCCGTAGAGGCAGACCATGAACAGTTCGAAAAACACTTTGACGACCAAGGGGAGACAGACTACTTCAAGGCGATGCTTGAAGAGACCGTCAAGGCGAACTTGGCTAAAGAACAGGCAGAGTGGAAGCCTGCCGAAAAATAATATAGTGTATGAAGGTGAGGAATAAGAAGTGCAGAATCTGTAAAAAGGAGTTTATCCCCAAGTACAGCACCATGCAGGCAACGTGTGACAACGCCGAGTGCGTGATAGCATACTCCTCCAAGCAGAAGGACAAGAAGGTTAGGCGTGAACTGAAAGAAATCAAGGAACGCAACAAGTCCGTTTCGCAATGGAGGAGGGATCTACAGCAGGTGTTCAACCAGTTCATTCGCCTCAGAGACCAAGGCAAGGGATGCATATCCTGCGGTAAGCAGCTACAAGGTAAGTACGACGCCGGTCACTACCATTCCGTTGGCTCCTACCCCAACCTAAGGTTTACGGAGTCGAATGTTTTCGGGCAGTGTGTCGAGTGCAACCAACACAAGCACGGCAACCTCATCGAGTACGGCATACGCATCGAGAGCAGGATAGGCAAACGCGCACTAGCGGAGTTGCACTCAATTAGAAACGATAGATTGAGCCTGCCCCTCGACGTGATAAAGGAAAAGATTTTGTATTACAAGGAAAAGGTAAAGGAATTAAAAAAATGATGGACAAGACCAAAAACATATACACCTTAATTATCCTTGGGCTTAGTGTAGTAATCCTATTCGGGGTATTCTTTATGGTATTCCGAATGGGAATCCTACACACCAGCTCTGAGAAAGAGGCCGTGGCAATCGAACGCCTTCACCAAATCAACGAGAAGTACATCGCCCAGATGGACTCCAACCTGATGGTGGTGACGGCAACAAAGGCCGCGCTTGACTCGTTCATGGTGCAGGATGAGCAGCAGTTCCTGCTTGAACAAGAACAAATAGAGAGATCACAAAGAATTGTTTCACGAATACCACACCTATCAAATGACTCACTCAAGACTTTATACGTTAGCTCTTGGAATTATCTTCTCAATGAGTACCGTACTGGACGCTTGCGCCCAGCCAAGTAAAACCCCACCGCTTCCTAGGGAGGCTCAGGAGGTCATCTCCGCCGCTGCCGAGACTATCCGCCAAGACAAGGTGACGATAGACTCCCGTTCGCAGCGCATTCAACTGATGCGTGACCAGATAGAGTCCGCACAAGTTGCGCTAGACCTTGCCATACAGAACGGCAAACTATGCGAGGAGGTTCGCCTCAATCAGCTATCAGAAATACGCTTCCTCAAGGATCAGTACTCAGGCATGAAGTCCGAGATGAAGAGGGAGCGCAGAAGAAAAATATTTTGGAAATGTGCAACGATAGCCACCTTTGGTGGATCGTTGTATCTGTTGTTGTTATAGTTGTGTTTTTGTTGTTGAAAAAAAAGGGGAGGCCAAACGTGGTCTCCCCTTTTTAATTTATGGTCAGTAAACTATCGAGTCACAACTATGCTTGCCTCGTTGTTTGCGGGGTTGCTATCAAGCAAACCATTCAGCTCAGTCACCCGTATCTTCCAAGAGTTTGGCAACTGCCCATGCAGGTTAGATGGCCACACCGTACCGCCCGTTACAGAACGTCCCGGAAGGATGGTCTCTGCGCGGTTCCAGTTGCTGTTCCATTGTCCCTCGAAGCCAACCACGGCCTTCCATGAAGTTATCGTGGCAGTACCCCTGTTGGTTACCTTGTATCGAATGCGAACACGGCTTGCGTCAAGCCACTCAAATCCGGTCACCTCAGCCTGCGCGTCCAAACTCTGGTTTGGTGGCGTTGTGCTAGAAACGGTGATTGCAGTCTGAGCAATGTTGTCGTTCTCGTTAGACTCATTGATGGCATTGCTTGGGTCAATGGTCAGTATGAACTGGCAAAGCCCACTAATGTTGTTGGGTACGGTGAACGGAAGCGTAGCCGTAAACGATGTCTCACCCTTTGGCACGATGACGCTTCCCGTGTAGAAGTTAAGCGTAACCCCCAAGGTGTTCTTAAAGGACACCATTATAGGCGCAAGAAGGTCTCCTGATAGCGGCTTGTCTAACAGAACCGAGTAAGAAACACTTGTTGTAGTGCCGGCCTCTACGTTGGCTGGAGAACTAATGACTCCATACGTGTTAAAGACAACCTGAGGTGGGGGAGGAGTCGATCCACCAGCAAGCGACACCGCTATGTTGGCGTCGACTACACCATAACCAAGCTCGGCAGACCTTCCGTTGGCGTCGTAAGCATAGCCACCCGTCTTTCTGCATGAATTTTTCAGGATTTCACGCACCTGAGCCTCTGTAAGTTCCGGGTTCTTGACAAGGATAAGACCAGCGACAGCCGCCATGGCAGGGCATGAGGCCGACGTTCCGCTGAACCCCTTGTAAGAGTCCGTGCTGTAGCCAATGGCTCCCGTGCGATCCGCCGTGTAAAGGGCAGTCCCTGGGGCAGTAGCAAACAGTTTCGGGCCGTAGTTGCTGAACGATGCGCGTGTGTTGGTAAATGAACTGGCGCCGACAGCCATCACAAATGGGTAGGCGGCGGGGATGTTCACAAAGTCAGACTGTGAGCTGTTGCCAGAGGAGGCAAAAAGTGGGATACCCTTTCCGTTACGGGCCATAGAACGAGCTGCGGTCAACGCGTTTGCAAAGATTGGGTATCCGGAACCAAGGCTACTCCAAGACATGGACATGGCCACGCAGTTAGGGTTCTCGATTGCCTTGTTCACCGCCCGTGTCAAGATCGTGTCAGAGGTTCTAAAGCTACCGCCTGAGGTGCTACCAAAGCCGATGTGTAGGAACTGAACCTTGACGGCGTTGTTCCCGATGGACTTACATCCGATGTCGTTTCCTGTGTTGGCCGCGATCACACCGGAGCAAGACGTTCCGTGGTTCTCAAAGTCAGAGATAGGGTTCACGTCTGCCGTGTCCATCACGCAGTTCCATGAGGTCGCGCTGATTGAACCCTGCAAGTCCTCGTGCGTGGTCTCACAGGCGATGTCAAGAACGGCCACTTCCTTTACCACGCCTGCGGGTAACTGCGCCCATGCCTCTTGGCACTTCATGTCCGCCAAGTGCCAGTGGCCAGAGTAAGCCATCTCAGCGTGTTCGCTCATAGGGACGATGTAGTCCGGTTCTACGCTAATGAACACCCCTGACGCCATTGTCTTTTGATAGAACGCGTCGAAGTTAATAAAGTCTGGAACCTCCACAAAGAAGGTCTTGGTAGACTCAAAGGAGTCCTTCACCACGACGTTGTTGGAGGCGAAGTACTGAACACCGTCTGCATAGTTCTTAGCCATCACGATGGCAAGTCCAGACTCAACGTGGTCTAGCGAGTCCTCCACGCTGTTGGACTGGGAGACCTTTAACGGGTCGGGGGTAACGGGCTTGTCGTCACGGAACACGATGATTCCGAACGGCTCGAACACCTCCACCACGTTTGGTTTAGTTTTGTTCTTCTCAAAGGACGCCTTGTCCTTGAACTTGACTGATTTTAAACTCATTGTTTTGTTTTTATTTATTACGACCTAAACTTCGTGGATCTCTTCCACCTAGTTATGTGTGTGTTCTTTGATAGCGGACGGATCTTCACGTAGACGCCGTCCCGTGACCGTGAGTCGCGCATCCCCTGCTCGTTGGTGTTTCCCTCTATGGTTCTTATTGAATGCTCCCCAATGCGGTCTACGATGCCCGTATGGCCTATGCCCTTGTAACGAGACTTGCGGAAGTTGGAGTAGGTAAAGGTGGCAACGAGTACATCCCCGTCGCTAAAGGCTTGGTAGAACCTCCCGTCGGTGAAGATCACGTCTTTCTTGTTGTACGCGGTTGGCGCCCATCCGTTAATGGTGTTGGGTATGCCACACTCGTCAAGTATGGCCCGAACAAAGAATGCACACCACGCATAGCCCGGCCTCCAGCCGACGTTGTACATCATCTTCTGTAGGTCCCTGTCCCCGAAGCCTTGGTTGTTACCGCCCTTCTCCTTGACGCCTACAAAAGATGCGGCAGTGGCGCGGACGCAGTAGCCGTCATTATCAGCCACAGAATAAATAGGAAGGACAAGAGCAATCCAAAGTAGATACAGACGTATAGTGTTATTCTTTGCCATGGCGATGATGAGTATTCTAGTTCCTCTTTAGCGTGTTTACTGTAAAAGTAGTTCTGCAAACCACGGAAGTTAAACAGGCCCCCAAGGAACACCACAAAGTTAGCGAAAACTAAGATAAGTGCGGCAAGAATCCCCTGCTGTATGTACTCGGTGGAGATGAGTCCGTCGCCGAAATACTCTGAGCTGTAGGTTCCCGCGAGGAGGAACAGGAAGAATGCAAGGGGAATCGTCCATAGGCCGTCCCACATCTGTAGCTTGTGTAGTATCTTTTTCATGTTATACCCAATATTATTTTGATTTGTTCTAATTCAGTTGGTGTTGCATTAAGAACAGCCTTCAATGCCGTGCCTAATTCTACGGTAGGATCTTCAAACACCATGTACCTTGTAAGCAATATATCGTTCTCATCAAATTCATTTACAACCCATGAATCAGTACCGTCACCCTGTAATTTGTATTCGTGCTCTATTCTCATATACGTTCAAAAAAAAGTGTTATTAATAATTGAGCGCTTGTCGGATTTGTTACCCACGTTGGCGTCGTCCATTTAATTATAAAAGTGTTCCCCGCAACTAAATTTGTAGAAAGGCCCGTTATGCTATAAGCGTTACCCACGGGTATCGCGCCGCCAAAAATTACGGCATTGCTTAAAAGTGTATCCGTAGTATTGTTCACTCGAAAATTAACCGTTGAAGCCTCAGTCGTTCCGACCCCCACTGTATTACCCGCGTAAATACTTGCTGCGACCAAAGTGCAATCAAATGGGATAATCGCATCCCATAGCGTTGCAACTAAAGAAGCGGTTAAACCTTGCTCACCGAAATAATAAATTGAATTGTCGGCGGGCGCAAATGGGCC